TAGATACGTTTCCGTACATGTTGTCACCTTTACCAAATCCGTTGCTATCTGATCCGTATTTAAAGTCTAGGTAAAATACAAGTCCTGAAGGTAAATTCATTGGTTGTACCGATACAAAGTCTTTAGATGCGATTTGAGCGAATACCTTACGTACTAATGGTAAAGCTACTCCTGCCCATTGTGATCCTTGTCCTGCTGCGAAAGTTCCTGTTCCGGATCCTCCACCTGTGTTAGCTGATTGCTCAGATACGATCTGTTTTGCTTGATTCTCAAGAATCATAGCCATGTTGTTCTTTTCTGTTTCGTTAGTATATCCTTCTAACAATCCAGATTTAGCCCACTTACTTGATAGACGTGCAGCATCTGCTTGCACTGTCTTAAAGTTATTAGACCCTTCTAATAATTGATTTAATTCCATGTTTAAAATTTGTTGTTTTTGTTTATTATTTAATTATTCCTGCTAACTTTTGCATTCTTTTTACAGCGTCACTAACTTCCGTAATTACTTCTGGTTTAGAAGCGGTTAATCCGGTTGCTCTAGATGCTGAACCTAATTTAGCTTCTGTAACTGATCTTTTTCTACTTGGCTTATTTACTAAGTTGTTAGATACAGTTTCAAATACTAATTTTGCTTCTTTAACTGTCTCAGCTTTATCGAATGCAGCGATAATGTTTACTTTTTGTGATTCAGTTAAATTGTTTGCTTTCATTACTTTATTTACATATAGTAATTTAGCGTTAAGAAGATTCACTTCTTGTAGTTGTGCACTAAGTTTTTCAACTGTTTTTACAGCTTCACTTAATTGCTCATCTTTCTTGTAATCTCCTTCGTTACGAATTGCCGAGCCTGCTGCTCCTCCTAAATCTTGTAGGATTGCATAAGCTTTCTTAGCTGCTGGACCTGCTCCTGCTGCTAATTTCTTTAAAAGTCTCTCTATTTCAGCTAAGCCTGAAGCTGCAGAGTCTGCTCTATCTGTAGCTCTACCACCTCCGTACTCTTTAACTTTTGCTGCTCCTTCGTAAGCGTCTTCTTCCATTTTCTTGTCTTTACTGTGATACGCTTCATGCTTATCATCTTCGTCAGACATTTCTGAGATTTCTCTTAAAAGTTCATCTAAGTCGATTTCTTCTTCATCTTCTACTCCTACCATATCGTCAGTTGGTAACTCATCTGCAGCTAATTCATCTTCTGCTGGTTCGTCTTCCATTTCTTGAGCGATAATGTCTCGTATTAGATCTTTTAAATCATCTACTTCCATGTCTTTTACTTCTACCTCTTCTTCTTCCGCTTCCTCTTCAGATTCTTCTGAATCAATGTTAGCTTCTTCCTCGTCTTCTGTCTCCTCCTCTTCGAAAGTTAATTCTTCCTCGAGTTGGTTAGCATCTTCTTTACCATGTGCTTCAGTTTTAACTACTTCTTCGTCAGATGAATCTTCCATCTCTTGAAGTTTAGCAGCTAACATTTCTTTTAGATGAGGTGTTAAAGTCTCTTCTAAAGCTTCTTTAGCATTAGCAATAGCAGCGCTACGGACAGATTTTGCTTCAGCAATCGCTTGCTTGAATAAATCTTTGTTTGCCATTTTTTAATAAAATTTTGTGATTTCGTACGATTATTGCAATCGTAATGTGAAGTTTGTTTTGTTCTAATACAGTATAGATCACTGTATATTTGTATATAAATATATACTTTTTATAAAAACAAAAAACCCGCCGTTTCCGGCAGGTCCTTATTAGTGGTGTTGATGTTTACTTCAGTGTCTTAAACACTTCTTTAAGTAGTTTTTGCTCTCTTGCTGTTTTACCTTCAAATAAAGATTGGTAAGCTAGGTCGTGTATTTCACCTGCCATTTCATCGTTAAGTTGATTCAACTCCTCATCTGTAAGTGGTGTTCCATCTTCAAAGTTTGCAGCTGCTATATATGCATCTACAAAGTCTGGATAGTCGTTCATGTCTATTCCCTCTATTTCTATTGATCCGTGATCAATGTCTGCAAGAGTCCCTGGTTTAGGTTGTGGAGTATTTGGCCCGCTTACGCTGCTTATCGAGTATTCTCTTCCTTCATCTTCTTGTGATAGTTTATCGGCTAATTGCTTTCTTGCTTCTTCTTCTGTATTTGCATGGATAGTGTAGCCGTAACCTACACCTGGTTTATCTTCGAAGTTTACTGTAAGTTTGAAGAAAGTACCACTCTCTTCGTTTACGTCTTCTTCAAATATATCTTCTCGGCTTTGTTTAGATACAAAATAATCTTTTAATTCCATTATTTCTGTAACTGCATCGTCACACCAAGCTTCTGAAGTACCGTTATCGTATTCGCTGTCATCTGTGCTTTCTAACCCACTCTTAAAACTGTCTACTAGTTCTAATAAAAGTTCTTTATTACTTGCCTCGCTTTGTTCCTGTTCTGCTAAGATCCTACTGTTACCAGTTAGCTTATTTTCTGTTACGAATTTCTTTAAGTTGAAGCTGCTCATTTTATTTGCCTTTTATTGTGCTGTACTTTTCTTTAATCCAAGTTAGTACGTTAGGCACGTTTATTACAATGTATGCAGCTGCTGTGAGCCATGCAAATAATTTCCCTACCACTACTGTTGCTACTAATCCTCCTAGTACTACTAGTCCTTCTGTTGTTTTAATTAAATCTTTAAATTTCATCTTTTATGCTCTTAATATATCGTTTATAATTGAATTAACTTTTGCATACTTGTCTACTGCTCCTTTTCCTTCGTTTAGTGAGATCGGGTTCATAAATGCTCCATGTGTTGATGGATTAGATACAAAATCCCAGCATACTAATTCGAAGTCATCTTGTACTTCTAAGTGTCCTTCATTTGTTTGTTGTACCGATCCTGTACCTCTTGATGAGATACCGATGGTATGTCCTGCTTTTATAATTTCTTTAACTATGTTTCCGGATGGAGTATTGAGTAGTTCTACTACTCCTATTAGATCGTCTCCGTCCCATCGTAAGCTTTTTACTATATGTGATGCATTCTTTAAAGATACTACAGCAGACTCGGGGTGATCAAGTTCTCCGTAGGCGTTTCCGTTATCTACGAACTCTTCCATGTACTTCTTAACCTCTCTTAATAGAATTGGCTTATCGTATATCCTGCCATTCTGGTTCTTAGCACCAGCTCTCTGCATTATCCCTTCAACTTCGAATACTCCTGGTCTTTCCTTAGATTCTTTAAGGATTGATTTAAAAGGTGTAACATTTACTAGTACGTTCTTCATAGTTTATTTTTTTAGTTACCTGTTCTCCTACTCAATACCCAGCTTGCTTGACTTATGTGGTCTGCTACGCTTTTAGCATCGAAATTATCTAGTGTATCCTGATTGTCTTTAAAGTACATTGCTAATACCTCTAAGAACTCTTGCATATCTTCTGCACTCAGTTCTACAGCAGATTGATATACACTAGCAACGTCAGATCCTCTACCTCCGTAGGTCTCTTCTTTTAACACGTTCTTTCTATAGTAGTCAGCTTGCCAGTTATGTATGTTGAAATCGTCTTTCATAATTATCTCTTAATGTACTTTGTTTTTCTACTTTCGTTTACTAGTACTTGTGTCATTTGTTTATGTTCGTTTACTTGAGTCTATTTCTTTTATTAAGTCTGCTAATGATACTGATGAGGGGTTTTCTGCTGGCTCTAGTGGAGCATTTAAAATAGAGTCTAATCTTGAATCCATAAAGGCTCTTAACTCTTCTAAGTCCGAAAAATTATTTGCCATAGTTTATTTTTTTCTTATTTGCATTAAATAGTACCCGTAATCATTAGTATCTGGTTCGAATCTTATTTGAAATTCATCACCAATGACAGCTACAATATCTTTATACATTTTAGCTGCTTGTGTCTTTGCATTTTTATACTGTTCTTCTGAAGGGCCAGATCCCATATCTAGTTCACTTAAAGAGCGAGCTAAACTTAAAAAGTATACAGCTACAGTTAATATGCCATCCTTAATCAATAGCTTAGCTGGAGGTGTAGTAGTACTGTTTTCTGGTTTTGCATTAAATTCCACGTCGGATGTTACGTAGTCAACTCCCATTTTATATTTTTTAATTATGGGAATTAATTTTTTAGCTAAAGATTTTAATTCTAAATCTTCTACCTCATTTAGTAATCTACTATTTGGAGTTAATTTATTCTCTGTTAAGAAGTTTTTTAAATCGAAATTTTCCATTGTGTTTTAGCGTTTAGTATATTTTGTTCTTTTATTTTCGTTTACTCTTTCGTTGAATTCGTTTTCAGCATTTTTCTGTTGAGCTGCAGTAATTTCACTCATTGGAGTAAATACTGTCTCTTTTTCATCTAACTCTTCTTCCTGTACTTCACCTGGCTTGACTACGTTTGTTTTAGGTAGGGCTAGGTTAGCAGTAAATCCTTTTTGCGATACTGGTGCTAGGTCTTTTCTAAATGCTGNTTCAATTGCAGGAGCTAGAAAAGATCCTACTACTAATCCATCTACATTCTTTATATCCTTAAGGCTGTCGTATATTTTTTGAATCTTATCTCTTGTCTTACTGTTATAAGACTCTACGTCAGTTACAATATTTTCCAATGCATTAACAGCTGTTTGCATACCTTCGTAGTCGTTATATGTATCGGCTATTTTTGATAAGTTGCCAGTAGCAGCTTCTGTAATAACTTCTTCTGTTAGTACTTTAGAAATAATAGCTTTAAATGCTTCTTTTAACTCTTTATGCTTCTTTGTACTCTCTTCTGCTAAGCTATCTGTTGCTATGAATCCATAGTCTTCTCTTTCTGATGCTTTCTCTATTGCAGTGTGGCGTGGAAGTTCTTTATATACTATATTACCCTTTCCATCAATAACATTGTAGGCTCTGTGTGAAGGTTTATAATCTTCTTCTATATTCTCCTCTACTACTATACTATTGTCTATGTAGTTAAGTAAGTCTTTTTTAGCGAAAGGTACCATTGCTGGTTCTGTAGCTGGACCGTTTTTCCATTCATCCCAAACGATCGTAAGTGCTTTGAGTGCCTTATCTAATCTTGGTCCCATAGATTCTACATATCCTCCAGTTTCGTAATCATTTTCTGTTACGACTTTACCGCCTTTTATTTTTCTACGTCTACCTTCGTTAATTTCTTCTTGCTCTTGATCTTTCATCATAGTCTGCAATATTCCGAGGACTTTTCCGAATTTAGTGTGTTTGCTGAAGTCGCTTTGTTCTTTGTTTTGTATCTGCTTGTAGATCCCCATAAGAGTTTGTGCAAGTGTTGAAGGGGACTTAACTGCTTGATTTGCTTTAGTTAGGGTTGAGTTAGCTAATTCTACTTCGCTCATTGCTCCTTTAATAGCTTTATCTTTAGCAGCCATATAATCATCTCCGTCTATGTCTCCATCTCCGTCATGATCTTTACCTTTTTTCTCTTTTAAGTTCTTTATTGCTACCTCTACCTGCTCTTTAGTATACCCTTTGCTCATTGCTCTCTCTAGTATACTCTCTTTTAAACTTGCTTTCTTCATACCGTTGAATGTATCTACTGTATTCTTTTTAGTAGCTGCTACAAGTTTATCGTGTTTGTCTACTTTTTTAGACTCTCCAGCAATAAGGTCCAAATAGTAGTTCATATTCTTAGCTAAGTTTTTATTAACCTTTGCAGTTACTTTTGCTAATTGCTCTTCTGTTGGCATCTCCACGCCTGTATTAACTCCTATTGCTTCTAGCTCGTAATCGATCCCTCTACTTATTGCTTCTGCTGGAAGACCGGCTGGTGTTGGTTCGTAGTTTGTAGCTTTCTCTGTCTTTGCTTCTGATACTGCTGAGTTTTTACGTTTCTTTAATTCTTTCTTAATATCTTCGATATCTTTTTCGTTATCTTGATACCTAGATAGATTAACAATCATATCTGCAAGTGCATCGTTTGAGTAGTTATCAAAATTCTCTACTAGTACTCCTTTATTTCTTAGGATTTGTACTGTATCTTGGTATCCGTTGTATGGAGATAGAAATTGAGATAGTTCTCTTTTAGCATCTCTTAGGAATTGTGTTTTAGAGAAGTTACCCTCTAGTATCGCGTTATATTTTTCTTGTATCGTTCTCATCTAGATAATCAAACATTTTAGTGTTATATGGTCTTTTTTTTGTCTTAACAGTTGTGTACCCTAATTTTTCTCCGTACTTAGTTGCTCTATTCTTTTTACCTTTCTTTCCGAATGCGTATGGAGTAGCGTATTGTGCTCCTGTTCCTGGTGTGAAAGATGCGCCGCCTGCGTTAGTAGCGCTCTGTTCATTAAGTTCTTGAAGTACTTCTAGAATTATCTCTCTTAATTCACTTAGTCTCATAGCCCTTTCAGTTCCTTAATTAATTCGTAGTACTGCATTATATCTACTAAATGTGCATCTGTTACTCTCTCTTTTTTTGTAACAGTAGTCATACTCTTAAGAACTTCTTGTAATTTTATCTTAATAATTTCGTTCTTAGTTGACTCCTTAAGTAGTTGTATCTTAGTTACTAGTTTTTTTATTTCTTCATTTACCACCGTTCTAAGTCTTGTAGATGAGTCTACAGAGGTGATAAATTCTCTCAGTATATTCTTTTGTTCTGGTAGTAATGAGGTGTACTTAGAGTTAAATTTCTCTAACAGTATCTTGAAGGTAAGTAATTTAAGGTCCTTATCGTACTTTGAATATTCTTCGATAAGAGTATCTCTTACTTCTTCCTTATCTTGCCCTGCTTTAGTTAAATGCTCTAATAATGTCGTCTTATTATTTATTATAAAGTTAGGATCTATCACATCAGTTACTTTATGTGCTTCCATTAAACAGTATAGTGCTGCTAGTGGTTTGTATTCCTTTACATTTATTGAGAAGAAATCTTCAATATTGTAATTGTCCTTTATCTCTTTAATTAAATTATACTTCTGTTTTTTCAACACAGTACTATCTATTCCTCTAGAGACTTCAATAATAGTAGATACTATTGTTTCTGCTTTAGTCTGTGATACTGCTTTATTCTTGTTTATAAACTCATACAGTTTAAATTCTCGGACTAATGCCGTCTTACCTGTGTAGAACTTTTTTAGTATGGCTACTGCAGAAGAGTCTTTCTTATTTAACGTATCTGCAGTAATCTGCTTTACTAATAGTTCGAATATTAGCCCTGTATTTTTATACTTGCTATGTTTTATGCGCATTATCTTGTCGTTTATTAGTATTTAGTATATACCGTACTGGTATAAATAGTTACGATTTATCTAAATCTTGTAACTTACTGTCGTTTAGTAGATCTGTTTCTTTCTCCTCTGTGTTTTCAAAGATATTTTGCTTCTTTTCCATTTTGTAGAAGTTCTGATAGTACAGTGTTTTTGCTAATGTATTATCTACTACTTTACCTGCTGGCTTTTTTGCAGCACTCTCGCTTACATTCTCGTAGTCTGAGTCGAATCCTCCTTTCATTCCATGTACTCCTAATGGGTCTCTACCTCCTAGTCCATCGTTTGTTCCGTAGTGTGATGCATGCTCTCTCGGTCTTCCTCCTTCTGGTCCTATCGTCCCTATCCCTGGTGTCTCATCTTCGTACCCTATTGGTACTGTTCCGAACGGCTGTCCTTTATCATCTCCTTTTCTTCTACCGTACAGTGACGCTAAATCGTGAGGTGTTCCATATGATTTACCAGATTTAGCAGGATCATTACCTTCGTTCTCTATTTGAGATATTCTAAAGAACCTCTTATAGTCTTCTGCTATTAAGTCTCTCATTTCCATATACTGGTCTTCTGATAGGTTGAAGATATGGTCGTATACGTAGTCTGTTGGGAATAGTTTTGAATCTAACATCTGTCCTGCTAGATCTACTTTTTCTTTTAGTAGTGCTACTTTTTCCTGTTCAAATATAATTGAAGGATTAGTAAGGTTGATTTCAAAGTTAGTTAATGATTCTCCTTTGAATCCTTGAGTATATAGATGTACTAGTGCGATTTTAGTAAGTTCTGATTCTAGTATTCTCTGTATTCTTTCTACTGTTCTGGCAAACCTAATATCTTCTGCTGCTAAGGTTGCTTTACCGCTCAAGTCTTTTTCGTATCCGAAATACGCTTTCGGTACTTTTAAGGCTGCAAATAATTTATCCCTTAAGTACTCTACATCTTGTATACCGTCGTACTGTAGTCCTGGTGTATTCTCTATTCTAGTTGTTGCATCTCCTCCTCTTACTGGAATGTAAAAGTCTTCCATCATATTCATCATATTAAACTTCAGGTTATAGTCCCCTGTCTGAGGGTCTACATATGGAGTTTTTTTCATTGTATTGATAGTCTTCTGCATGAACTGCTCTACTTCGTTAGGCGGTATTTGTCCGACATTAACGAAAAATGTCCTTTTATCTGGCGCTCTCATTATACGGTGTATTAACATCGCATCTTCCATCAAGGTTAATTGCTTCCATATCTTTCTAGCTGGTTCTATGTATGAACGTCCGTATGGTAGGTAGCTTGTGTCTGATATTAGTCTGAAGTGAGCTACCTCGTAGTTATCAAATACTAGTACTTTTCTATTACTCTTCGGTAAATAGTTAGGATCTTGTGACGATGCTAATCCATCAGGGTCTAGTTGGAATGTTACTTTAGCAGGGTTATCTGGGTCTTGTCCTTCTTGCCTTGTCATGTGATATACAGTGTACGGTATAACATTATATACTCCGAACTCTTCTGCTATTTCTAACTTTAAGAAAAAGTCACCGTATTTACACATATTACGTGTCCATGACCATAAGTTAAATTCTATATTTAATACATCGTAGAATAAGTTGTATAGTACCCTCTGTATGTTTTCGTCGGAAGATTTTATTGATAGTACTTCTCCCATATCACTCTTTAATGTTGACTCATCAGCAATAATGTCTAGTGTTGATGCTACTAATGGATCTGTGTCCATAGCTTCGTAGTCTGTGTAAAGTTGTATACGTAGTGTCTGGTAGTTAAGATTAGGATTAAATATGTTTTTGTTATTGTACATATATAATCTAGAGAATCTATCTACTAGTGAGTTTGTCTGGTATTTCCCTGTGCTTTGTATTTGGTTAATATCAGCAACTTTTAGCTGATCTCCTCCAACGTTTCTAATAATTACGTCCGAAGAAAAGAGTCTTGATAGTCTTTTAAATAGTGAAGTATCTGCCATTAATATGGTTTAGTTATAAATATGGTTTATCACAGTAACCATGAAATGTCCTCTGCTCCATGCTCTGTCTTAATAATATACGGATTATTTCCCTGGGAAGCAACTGTTGAGATGATTGCTTGATTCCTAGCATTTAGGTTTGTGAAAGATGATAGTTGTGCTCTAGCTAAGTCTAGTCCTTGTTGTCTGAGTTTTAGTGCTGTATCTCTAACGTATAGTGCTGTTGCAAGGGATATTAGTAGATCATCGTTGTAGTTTGTTTGAGCTTGTGCTTTACCGTTCTTCCATACAAAGACTCTCATTTCTCCTAACGTTCGTTTTGATTGTATGGTTACTGATTTTGATGAAACATATTCCATTGCTTTAGCGATAACCAGTGGTCGGGTTCTCATTGACATTGTGAAGCCAGGTACGAGTTGTTCTCTTTCAAACTTCTTCATATAAGATTCTACCGTCTCTGTTTGACTTTTAGCGCTATAGTATAGGTTTCGGTATTCTCTCTCTAGTACCTGCTCTATAGTTGCCCAACCTATGTTTGCATTCTCTACTACGAGAAGTGCATCGTTATATTCCGATGATATTGCTACGAGTACGTTTCCAAAATCTTTAGGAGATATCTTACCTTTGTATTCTGCAACTTGTACGCAAGTCTCTATATTAAATACATGAAATGCAGAGTAATCTTTTGAGTCACCTCTAGCGACATCTGCTACAACCATATACGATTGAGTATAGTCTGGTTGTTCCCATATCCATAGGTTGTTATCTAGTCCTCTTTTCTCAATTGGATCTGTAACGTATGTTTGTTCGTAGAAAGATAGGTCGTCTGGTTCAAATACTGTTTCTCCAGAGGCGAGGAAGTCACAGTCACATTCCTGTCCTGCCATTCTTAGCCCTAAGTCTCTGTCCTGTATATCTCTCCATGTCTGGTCTCTTTCTGGATGAACTGTCCATGGCAGTCTTACTGGTAAGAAAGAATTTTCTCCTGTTTCTGCTTTTTCCCATGTCTGGTGAAACCAGTTACCAATTCCGTTAGGAGTTGATAGGGCCATACATTGTCCACCGGTTGCAAGTGTCTGCTGTGCAGCAGTAAATGTTTCTGAGATGTTATCGATAAATGCTGCTTCATCTATTAGTAACAGTGATACTGCTTCAGATCTAGCAGCATCTGCATTAGATGATTTTGCTGTTATTTTTGATCCGTTTCTAAGTCTTAATGATAATTTGTTTTTTTCTTTAGCTGGTAATTTTAACCATTTAGGCAGTTGGTCGTACATAAACATAGTCTTAGAAACTAAGTTTCTTGCTGTAGCTTGTGTGGTTGCCAGTGCTAGTACGTTTTTATCTTTATGGAAGAGCATCAACCATAAACTATAAGCAGCAGCTAAGGTAGAGATACCTAACTGTCTTGACTTAAGGGTAATGATAAATTGATTATCTTTAAATAAGTGTAGTACTTCTGATTGGAAAGGGTAAAGGTTGAATAGTATCCTACCTCTTGTAGGGTGTTGGATGTAGCAATACTTCTTCATGAAGTATGCTGGATCTTTAGCACATTTTAAATACTCTTGTGCAATAATCTTATTTATGTTCTGTGCCATTCTATAACTATTTTATATAAATAGCTTGTGTATAATAAAAGCTGTGGGTGTTAGTTTTTTACATTTCTGAATTTAGGGTGTCTGCTGAAGTCGCAACGTACTTAAGTCTTACGTTCCCTTGATTGATATCCTGTACTGTAATTTTTGCTTTAGCTTCTTCGCTAGATAGCATAACAGGTGTTTCCCCTTTCTCCTGATACAGTAGTATGTAATCAATGCTGTCAAGAAAAGCTTCTTTTATTTTTTCTAAGTCATCCGAAATGGCTTCAGTCGATTCAATATAGTACCGGTGTTTCAAAAACTTAACTAAATCTGCTTCCTCCTTTGACACTTCTCTACCTATTTCAAACGTTGTGTTACCTGTCTGTGTATATGTATATCTTTTCCCGTTTACTTTTAGATAATCTAACCTGTCTTTCTCGTTTTCCTTAGTAATGTCCGATTCGTGTTTTTGTACGATCATGCTGAAAGCTCCCATATCTTTTCTAAACGACCCTGCTAGACCTCCTTTTGCGTAATACCCGTTATAGTACTCAATTAGTCTTTTTTTAAGTTCTAAAAAAGCCGTTGATTTAGAGAAGGCCTGTGCTATTATATCATTTTCTACCCCGTATTTAAAAAAGGTCTGTATGTTGTTTCGTAAGTTTGATCCGGTCGCTGTACCTGATGCAGCTGTCTTAAATACCTTGTTAGCTAGCTCTTTCACTTCTATGCTAACACTGCCTATGTTAACATCCTTTTCTTTTGTTCCGCCTGATTTTGCTTCCTTAATTGCAAGTAGGGGTATAAATTCACCTCGACCTACACCTGTTGTTGAAAATGAAATTACGTAAAAAGGTTTAAGTGCTGTAACGATACTTTTTAAGTTACTCTTAAATTTACCTACAGTAAA